CCCATGACAGGAAAAATTTGCCTAGTGTCTAGGCAGAAATTGCCGGGACTAGGCAAAAGCTTCCTAGTGGTAGGCAAAAAATTCACACCAACATTTTTCTGACCTAAAGAACTTCTTATGTCTCCAGAGCATAAATCGGCAAGGCGTCAAAGGTACGCGGAGCTTGCAAAAAAGTTTAATTGCGACCCAAAAACAATTGAACGTGCAGACGCCGCTGGCGCGCCTTTGGATGATGTCGAGGCACTCTCGAACTGGTTTGCCGAAAGAAGGACGGGGCCGAGTGGTGAAGGCGTTGGCGCTGGCAACCTTGCAAGCCTTGCAGACATGAAGATTGAGAAGCTCCGTTGCGAGTGCGAGCGACTCAAAATAAAGATCGACGCGGAAAAGAAACGCCTGATTCCCGTGGATCAGGTGCGCCGGGATATGGTGCGTATCGGCAACGCGTTCCGTTCCGAGTTAATGCGATTTACTGGAGACATTCCCAACTGGGAAGGCTTGCCTGCAGCACAATTGCAGGCGCGAGTGGACGAAAAAGTCGAATCGCTTTGCACAGAATTGGCGAACGCATTTGCGGACTTGTATCAATGATCGAGGCAACCGAGACAATCAAAGCATGGGCTGGAACGTGGCGACCTAGGGACCGGCGCACAGTCGCGGAGTGGGCGAGCGAGCACGTCAAAATACCAAACAGTGCCCGCTCTTCTTCGTTCGATCCGCACGCTTCGCCATGGCTTGCGGAACCATTGGAGTTTTTCGCTGACAACACAGTGAAGGAGCAGGTGTTGATTTTGCCGACGGGAGCCGGAAAGACCACAGTGTTCGATGTCGCCATACCTTACATCATTTCCGAAGCGCCCGGAGGGATCTTGCTTTCGATGCAGACGGATCCCGATGCGAAGGAGCACATGGAGGACCGGCTCCTTCCAATTCTCAAAGCGTGCGACCCGATTTCCGCTGCACTCGCAGGAATTGACCGACACGCAAAGCGCAAGGATGCGGTGATTCTGCCACACATGTCTCTCTTCGTTGGAGGTGCGAACAAGGCCAACTTCCAACGCAAGTCAGTTAGGTATGTGTTCCTTGACGAGGCGTGGCTGATTAAGCACGGCCTGATAGAAGAGGCGCGCGCCCGTACACATTCGCGGTGGAACTCGCGGATTATCATCGTGTCTCAGGGTGGCGACCAGCACATCGCGCTTCAAAACGAGAGGAGAAGTACGGAGCTTTTCGATGCATGGATGCGGTCAGATAGGAGAGAGTTTTCGCTGGTGTGCCCGACGTGCTCCGAAGTTTCTCAGTGGGATTTCAAGAATCTGAAATATGAGGTTGAGCGGACAGAGGAGGGGCGGATTGACGAAGCGGCAATCGCTCAGTCTGCGCATTATGAGTGTCCTATGTGTTCGACACGATACGAGGATCGGCCAGAGGTTCGGCGCGAGCTTTCGATGGCGTCTCGTTACGTCGTTACAAATCCCGGAGGTTTGCCGGGACATCATGGATGGCATGCTCCAGCGATGGCATTGTTCCATGAGAAATGGGGGGACCTCGCACTCGGATGGACACGCGCACAAAAGGCGCTTTCGTTGGGCGATCAAGAGCCATTAAAGATCTTCAAGACAAAACGACTCGCGGAGTTTTGGAAGGAAGAGGAAACCGCTCCAGAGGTTGCTTTAGGCGGCGCTGGATATTCCAAAACGGAATATGAGAACGGAGAACCTTGGGACGGAGAAGAGTTTGAAAGCCGCCTTTCTCCGGTTGTCAGGGCGATGACGATTGACCGGCAACGGGATCACCGGTGGGTTATTGTGCGCGCTTGGAAGCGAGACGGGGAAAGTCGATTGCTTTGGGAGGGGAAGGTCCACACGTCAGAGGACATCGAGGCGCTCAGGCAGAGGATGCGTATTCGCAAGCAGTATGTATTTCAGGACGCGCAGTTTGAGACAGGGCAAGTTTACGATGAGTGCGTGCGGTTCGGATGGGTTGCCTTGCACGGAGCAAAAGACGATGGATTTATGCACTTCCCGAAAAACAAGCCTGCCGTCAAAAAATTCTACTCGGAAATCAAACGCGCTTCGGCTCCATGCGGTGGGACGGCACTCTATTTGTTTTGGTCGAACGAAAAGGTGAAAGACGTTTTGGCTAACCTTCGTGGAGGAAAGGGGGCCAAATGGGAAACACCTGATGACGTTTCTGGCGATTACATCCACCAGATTGCGTCCGAGGTTAAGCGAGACGTTGTAAACAAGGCAACGAAGGCCGTGGCAGCGCGTTGGGAACGGATCCGCAAAGACAACCATTTGTGGGATTGCGAGGCGATGCAGACGGTGTTTGCAATCTTCAATGGGTTCTTGGGATCGAGTTGACAGGGATTTGAATTTCAATGGCCGCGCCTGACTTTTTCATCAAATCGCTTTTGAGGATTGCGATGACGCAGGGCCGCGAGGTTCTCGAAAACATCGTGACCGGCCAGTTTTCCATGCTCACAGAGAAGGGCGGGAAAATGATGACGAGTCTTTCCGCAAACGGGAAGTCGTTCTCCTTCCAAGTGGATCCGAAGTTGAGCACGTCGCAAATCATGGCGACTGCGGAAGAGGCGCTTGAATTTTTTGACGGGTCGACTCTGCAGGACGTGCAGGACTACCTAAACACAAAACCTGTCCGAACAACCAAAGCGAGGTTCTGAAATGCCAATCGTCGACCAGTTCGGATACCCAATCGATGCCAAGCTATTAAACGCAGCATCTCAAACCACCGGTCGCCCTTACATCCCGGTCCGCACAGAAGGCATCTCAAAGGCCGTCGACCTCACAGACTGGCGTGCGGTGCTTTCGCTATCGCGGCGCTTGTGGGCAAACAATGGTATCGTAAAAGGTGCCACCGTCCAGAAGGCAATGCACGCCATCGGGCGCGCTTGGAATCCAGTTTTCAGAGGGGCCGATCAAGAGTGGGGGAAGGTTGCTTCCGAGTGGTTGCGGCTATGGTATGGGACATGTAATGTCCGAGGGGAAAACCACGATTTCAAGACCTCGCTTTACCTGACATCGATCGCGATTGACAGGGACGGGGATCAGGGTTTTTTGCTGACGACATCAGAGGATGGAGTGTGGCCGATGGTGCAAACCATTCCCGCGCATCGAATCGGGCAGCGGGTAAAAGAAACCACCGTTCAAAGCGGTCCTTACAAGGGGCTCGAAATTTCGCATGGCGTTATCTGCAACAAAACAGGAAGACCGGTTGCCTATCGGATTCTTGGAGACACCGAGGCAGACGATAGAGACGTTTCGGCGCGTGATTTGATTTTCTCGTACGATCCAGAGTGGGCCGACCAACTCCGAGGATTCCCGATTTTTTCGCATGCGTTGAACGATTTACGGGACGCTGACCAATCGCAATATTGGGAGCAACTCAATCAACTCGCCTCGTCAAGTCGCACTTTGATCGAGACGAACGAGAGCGGGCAAGCAGACATCAACGACCCCGGAATGGTTTTGGGTGATTCGGGACGCGATGGAGACATGAGCATCCAGCGACTTGAGGGCGGCACCATCACTTATTTCAAGAGCGGCTCGGGGTCCAAGCTGGAGCAGTTTGTTAACATGAGGCCCGGCGCGGACTGGGATTCGTTCCAAGACCGGCTCGCGCGCAAGGCGCTTCTAGGCATTGGATGGCCTTACAGCTTGTGCTGGAAACCAGACGGGCAGAACGGAACGCAGGAGCGCGCAGAGATCGAGAAGGCACGCACGACGATTTTGGACCGACAGGAACTCCTTCGTCCGATGGCAAATCGGATTGTCGGATATGCGGTTTCAAAAGCGATAAAGGAAGGCATACTTCCAGAATATCGCGGCTCCGATCCAGCAGGGTTCCTGCAGTGGGATTTCACATTGCCACCCAAATTCTCGATCGATCTTGGGCGCGATGGCGCAGCGCGGCGCGAGGATTACAAACTAGGCTTCAAAAACCTTTCCGAGGTCATCGCAGAGCAGGGAGAGGTTATCGAGCAGCACATGGACGCACGCGAGCGAGAAACACTCGACCTGTTGACGCGCGCGCGAAGGGTTGCGGATCAAGCTGGAGTGGATTTCGGAATCGCCCTTAATCTCATTCAGCAGCGCACTTCAGCCGGAGCAATCGGAGGAGGCATGCAGGGCGCTCCGGTTGACGACATGGCGCAGAGTTGACACGCGAAAAACATCATGCCAAGCAACTGGTTTGAATTCAAAGCGTCCGCAGAAGCGCCTCAAAGCGATCTGTACCTTTACGGAGAAGTGGGCGGTTGGGGCGCTTCGGCAGTTGAGTTCATCGATGTGTTGAGCGCTCGCAAAGATCAGCACATCAATCTTCACATTCACTCACCCGGCGGATCAGTTTTTGAAGGTCACGCCATTTTCAACGCGCTTCGGAGCCATCCGGCAGGCGTCACGACGATGGTTGACGGAATCGCCGCCAGCATGGCCTCCGTTATCGCGATGGCAGGCAAGCCCGTGAAGATCGCCTCCAACGGATTCCTAATGATTCATAACCCTTGGAGCCAAGCCGCAGGCGGATCCGAGGAGATGCGCAAGCAGGCCGACGTTCTCGACAAGCTCAAAGATTCGCTGGTCAAAATCTACGCGAGCAAAAGCGGGATGCCAGAAGAAGACATCGCCGCAGCAATGGACGATGAGACATGGTTCTCCGCAGAGGAAGCCGTGGCGTTTGGCCTCGCCGACGAAATTTTCGAGGGGATGCAGGCCGCCGCGAAGATCGATCTATCTTCCATCTCAGCCAAGGCACCTTCCGGAGTTTTCCAGTTCGCGAATCCGTGGCCCGCGCCCGGATGGATGCGCGACAATTTTCGAAAAGGACTCGACTGGTTCGAGAAAGGTTTCGGCGGAGACGGGCTCGCAGACTTGACGATTGAGGAAGCGCGTGCAATCGCTGGAGGGAATCTCGTTTCGCCTGACAAGGCTCAGAGGATGGCAGCATGGTTCGCGCGGCATATGGGCGATCTGGACGGCGTCGAGGGAGACGAATCGAATCCGACCCCCGGTATGGTTGCGCATGCGCTTTGGGGTGGGTGGCCTAAGTCGGACTCGGAGCGTGCGATGGCGTGGGCCGAAGCGAAATACGCGGAGCACGAGAAAACTTTGGAGGACAATAAAATGGACCTAGAACGAAATGAAAAACAGGCTCAGGAGCCAGTGCTGGAGCAGGCTTCGGAACCAGTGGCGGCTTTGATTGAAGAGCCAGTGTTGCCTGATTTCCATGCGATGCTTGCAAAAGCTGGCGTTGAACTGAGCGAAGCACAGGCGCACATCGGCATCCTAAAAGTTGAGGTCGAGGCTGCACGAGTTGACCTTGAGGCAGCACGCGCCGAAGTTAACGCGCTGAAAGCCGAACTCGAATCCGAGAAAGCAAAAACGCTTGAATCAGAGCAGCGGTTGAACGCAAAGGCCGCTGAAATCGTTGCCCGTGCAGGGCACCCTCCAATCGCTCTTGGAGCGAAAAGCGAGCCTTCTGAGGCTCCTAAAAAAGATCTTCTGAAGCAGTACAATGAACTGTGCGAGAAGGGCAGCGCGTCCGAAAGGATTGCGTTCGTCAGGCAGCACCGTAACGAGCTTTTCGTTGCGGCGAAATCCACCAAGTAACCCAAAATAAAAATCCCATATGGCAAACACCATTACTGGCATCAATGACGATGTCATTTCGCAGGGGGTGCTCGACGGTTTCGTCGCTGCCCTCCTTCCTCTGCAGGCGTTCAGCACCAGCTTCAACGCTGATGCTGTAAAAAAAGGCGACAAAGTGTCGATCCCTCGGATCGGCGCTCAGTCGGTAGCTGTCGCAAAAGTCACAGGCGCGGACTACGTCATTCAGGACAACACGTCCGACGCGGTCGAAATCAGCCTTGGGCAGCCCGTATACGTTTCCGGGGCTTTGGACGACGTCGAAGTTGCATCTTCGAGCGTTCTCAATCTCGAGATGTACGGGAAACAGAAGGGCTTCCAGCTCGGGAAGAAAGTCGTGCAGGACATCCTCGCGAATGTGACTCTAGCCAACTTCGGCGCGGCAGCATTCACCGGCGCTGCAACCGCTTTCGACGTCGACAGCGTCATCACTCTGGCGCAGGTGTGCGATACCGCAGACATGCCCGAGGAAATGCGTTCTCTGGTCTTGAAAGAGACCTACTACGCGAACCTCCTGAAGGATCAGACCGTTACCGTGCTTCAGGCATACGGCACCAACGATCCTTTGCACAATAACAAGCTCCCACGCTTGGCAGGGTTTGACGTGTACAAGAGCACGATCATTCCCGCCAACGGCCAAAACCTTGTTGGGTTCGCTGTGCATCCTTCCGCGCTCGCGGTTGCCATCCGCTACCTCGCTCCGCAGGAGGGCCACGGATACACCCGCGCAGAAGCCCTTACGGATCCGGCTACCGGCATCACGATCGGCGTGCGCGAATGGTACGACGAAGATTCCGGCCAGAAAAAGAAGGTGTGGGAATGCGTCTACGGTTCCGTTGTCGGCATCGGCGCAGGCATCAAGCGCATCGTCTCCGCCTAAACTTAAAAAGCCATGGCAAATTTCGCTTACGTTTTGGGCGTCTGCAGTGGTTCGGCTCAGGCCATCGGGCAACCGACAGACTTGAGCAGCGCCAAAAAGCGGTTTGCATCAATCGTGTTGGATGGCGGCGTGTCGGAAGGCACTCCATTCGACGAAGTTTGGTTGGTCGACACTGTGCAGGGGCGGTTGCGGCGCAAGGCGTTCTGCCATGCTCCCGCGCCAGAACCAGCGCCGAAAAAAGCCAAGGCTTAAAAAGGCAGTAGCTAAATTGAAACGGGGGAGCATCGGGCAACTGGTGCTCCCCCTTTTCGCAAAAATCAAATCACATGGGAGAGTTTTACGATTTACTGCAAAGTGGTTTTTCCGAAGTCGCGAATGAGTGCGGGAGCACAATCACTCGAAACTCTCTCTCCGCTCAATGCGTTCTCACTCCGTTTGCAGAAACTCTGGCAATGCAGACCAGCGGGTTCTTCGGGGATTTCAGTTTAACAATTGAGATGCTTCGGACGGAATGCAACCGTCTCGGGATCGTTGTCCGCTCAACCGCTCAACTGGATGGGAAATGGGTCCGCGTTACTCAGTTGGACGACGACCCGGACGATCCGTGTGTGCGGCTAATGCTCAAGGAAGAGCAACCTCCAGCAGTTCCGCGATGAGTCTTCAAATCAACGTCGACACGGTTGGCTTTAAGAAGCTTTGCGATGACCTTGCGAAGATGTCAGGCAAAAGCTTTGAGGATGTTGTGAAAACTCAGGCCGGATCTGTGCTCAAGCGCGTGATGGGCAAGACGAAGGCGGCGGATCGTGCGAAACTTAATTCGCGGGCGCGGCAGGTTGCGAATATGGAAAAAGGCTTTTTTCCGTTGAGGGACGGAACCGCGATTATCATTGGGACGCGTACAGGGAAAAAGTTTTGGAAGGATTATGCAACCAAAACAGGAAAGCCGACGATTTACCCAATAATTCCGGAACGGCGTTGGTCGGATGTTCGGTGGGCGCGATATACTTCAGCGAATAACCGCATCGCTTTGAAACTGAAGGACTGGAGCAAAAAAATTCTAGGGGCGCGCGGCTTCTCGAAACAGACTTGGCTAAATATCGCAAAAGAGTTCGGAGTTGAGTACATCCTCAAAGCGCCTGCATACGTCCAGAAAGCCAAGTCGACATCAAAGAAAATTTACAGGAATACGGAAGGCACCGAACACTTCACCATGCGAGACGCCTATGTTGTAATGAAGCAACGCTACAAGAATCTGACGGAGAACGGCTTTGCGTCTGTAATCCTTCAGGCCGCAATCAAAGCCCGCGTGAAGGCCTTTATGAAAGACGTGGACGCTAAGGTCTTTGAGGATGCAAAGAAGCGGGCGACGCGTTATCCCGGCGTGTTTGTCAAACCACCTAAATGATATGAGCGCACCAGACTTACAAACACTGTTTAAGGTAGAAGACGCAATCGAATCAGCATGGCAGAACGTACTCGAAGCCGATGGGTTGACGGCATTTAAGAGCCGGGATGTTGACGTTTTGACAATTCCGCGTGTGGACGTGCAAGCGGTGCTCGGAGGAGCAACCGGGCATCGCGGGCAATATGCCGCAGGGCTTTTTACTTTAGACGCGTGGAGCGGAACGCTTACAGCGCAGGTCAAGACAAAGCGCGTAGAGGATCAACCTGACATCCATTCCGACTGGGTTGCTGACGTGCGCCTTGCGGCGCAATATTTTCAAGACCGATTCAATGCGACGGTGCTTCCATATCACACGCTCACAATGATTCAGGAGAGCGGCACTGAAAGATCAATTGGTGAGGAGGATGAAACCGACGTTTCCACGATCCAATTTGATTTCATCGTATCGATACGAACGAACGCTTGGCCTAGTTGACACGGCCTAAAACATCATGCCAGATCCAGCAGGAACCAAAAACGACGGCGGCTTAGTATTCGGCTCACAGGTCGTCACAATCGACTCTGTCGCATACGTTGCCGAAAACATTTCCATCGATGCTCCATCCACGATCATCGAACAAAAGGACGAATACGGTGTCCCAAGCGGTCAGGTGATCGTTGAGGGGTTCGTTACCGGAACCGCAACCCTCCAGCTTGCAAGCAGCGCAACGGCGTTGCCTGCAATCGGCGACGCATTCCAAATCACGACCGTTGGCGGCGTGGCAGTTTATTTTCTGATTTCTCAGGTCGGACAGAGCTTCTCGCAAGACGCAGAGACCAAGGTCAACGTCTCGTTCAGGAAACGCATCAACACACCGGCACCTTAATCGGGCCGGAGGATTCGCATGAACCTCCGAGACATTCCCGGCTTTAAGGAAGCGGTTGAGCAGGAGCAGTCCGCAAGGTCTTCCGTCCTTTTGGGCATCGGGCGGGAGGTTTGCGGGATTGAGTGCAGGCCGTTTACGGTCCGCGACTTAATCAACCTGCAGGCGATTAAGTCGCCGTTTGTCTCGGGTGGTTTTATCTCGCGGATGGATTGCATGCGGTTCCTTATTTTGCAGTCTGTATCGCATCGGCAACCAAAGGCGGGGTGGTTGGAGCGCATGCTTCTGAAGCGCAGAAATTCGGCAGTTTTGCGCCGTGTGCGCAGAGCTTCAACGGAGAGTATGATTGGCGAAATAAATGGGTTTCTTGACGATGCATTTATGGACGCGCCTGCATCAAGCGGAGCCGCAGATTCCAGCGCTCCAATCGCTTCAAGTGCTGCTGTCATGGTTGACGCGATTGCCTCAGAGTATAGTTGGCCAATCTCTGAAATTTTGAATCTGGAAATTGCATTTGTGTTTCAGCTTTTCCGTTTGCGACATGTTGCACGCGGCGGCAATCGAGCTGCGCTAATCAATCGCAAGTCGAGCAAAGTGGTCGGTGAGTATCTCCGAAAACTGAATGAGGAGGTTGCGGCATGAGCACGACAGTGATAGCGAAACTCGGAGTCGACACGGCTTCGATGGATGTTGGTCTTGCGCAGGCAAAGGGTAAAATGGATCGTGCTGCGCGTGATATGCAGCAGTCTGCATCCAAGGCTGGATCAAGTGCTGGTGGGATTTTCTCCGGAGCAATCGGCAAGCTCGCATCGGTTGGCGCAAGTTTGTTTGCGGTCGATAAACTGGCAGGGTTTGCAAAGGGCTTAATGGATGCGGCTGGAAGCGTCGCGGACATGAGCGACAACCTAGGCGTCACGGTTGAGCAACTGCAGAGGCTTAAAGGCGCGTTCGGTGAGTCTGGAGTGAGTGGAGAGAAATTCGGGAAAGCGATTGAAACGCTAAACTCAAACATAGAAGAGGCGAAGGGTGGCAGCGAATCAGCCATCGCTGATTTTGAGGCGCTCGGAGTCACACTGGACGATCTGCGGAATATGTCGCCGGACGAGGTGCTCTTGAAAATCGCAGATGCTACAAAAGAAATGAGTTCTGCGGCAGAAAAAACCGTCAAACTCTCTGCGGTATTTGGTAAGGCTGGAAAGTCAATGGTTGGCGCAATGTCGCAAGGCTCGGATGGCATTTCAGAAACAAGCGACAAAATACAGGTGATGTCCGAGGAGACAGTTAAGGCTTTGGATGAGGCGAGCGATGGAATTGACCGCTTTTGGGAAAACGTAAAATCGAAATCCGCAAACGGGCTTGCGGCATGGTTTAAAGGCGTGCAGTTCACGGTTGGGAAAATGGGGTTTGGTGAGCAGATTCAAAATCCGATGGCAGAGGCGCAGGCCGTTGGCCCTGCAAAAGAGGTTGTGGCAGCCGAAAAAGCGGACAATCGCCGCGCAGAAAACCAACGACTTTTCGAGCAGGAAATATCGAAATTCAAAAAGGATCGAGAGAAGGAGGCCGAACAGACTGTGCTTGAAGTGCATCGGCGGCGGATGGATGCCGAGGAGGATCTAGCAAAGCGCCAAGACGACTCTGAGAAAAAGGTGTTGGATTTTCGAGGAAAGCAAAAGGCGCAGATGAAGGAAATGCTGCACATGCTGGAACAGGCAAAAGAAGTCGGTGGAGACATCGGCGGGGAATTTGCTGCCAAGGCCGGACAAGCCAAAATGGATCTTGTCGAGGCACAGACCCAGCGGCTCCTAATGTCTCCGGCGGAACGGGTTGCCGCAGACAGAGAAGCGCGGCGAGTGCGTCAGGCGCAGCAACGGGCCCAGAGGATGGTTGATCGACAAATCCGAGAGGGCAAAATCCAAGACGCCGCGCCAGCAATGCAGCCGATGGCGCCAGAGCAACGCATGGATAAAGCTGCGGGCGATTTAAGCGCAGCAGCTGCCAACCTCAAAGGACTGAAGATAGTCGCAATCACGAACCAATAACGCTATGCCAACCGGAGTTTACTACGATCTACCAGCGGCAGCGACAACGGCTCAACGATCTGGGCCGCGAGTGTTTGGTTACGACTCTGACGTGCAGGCGAAATTCTTTACGCAAGAATTTCAGGTGAACGCCGCGAACTTCTCGCCGCTCGCGTGGAATAGCACGATCAACATCAGCGGCACGCTTTACTATCTGGTTGAGGAGTCGACTCCAACGGATGCCGGGGCGGGCATGCTGCAGTGGACGCGGACCTATTACCAAAAGCCGCCCGACAGGAGCGAATTTGAGAGCATCGTTTACAATTACACCGTCGTCTATGTGCGCGACATTGACACGGGCCTCTGGATTGGATTTCCGCAGGGCGCATCTTTCCCGTTGCAGGCATCGACGCGGGTTGATTACAAGTATTACACAACAGACAATCCGGCAGTCGACATTCCGATCAATAAGGGTTGGAAGATTTTCAAAATCGAAAACGCAATTTGCACACAGGGAACAAACCCTGTTTCGGGCACTCCGCCATCCCTGACAATCACGAGTCCGTATCTAGGCGACGACTCAGAAGTCACGCGGTGGAAAGGAAATATCTGGGTGCGGAAAGAGCGGTACGTTCCTTATCCTGAAGTCAATGTGGAGGCTCTTGTCTAATGGCAAAACGCATCGCTCCAGTCGTCAAAGGATCCGAGGACACGCTCTTGAATGCGGAGCGTGCCAACGAATTGATCGGCACCGTCAATTCGCTCGCGAACATGACTTTTATCCCGACCAACGCCGCCAAACTTGAGGTCGGGCCTGAGGGCGGCGCCGTCCTGACGTTCAACCTCGACGTCCTCGGTGGCGGCGGAAATACAGGCGACATTTACGCAATCGTGCGCGAGGTTATCGCGAGCGCAACCGTTACGATCACCTGCACGGATCCCGGCGTGATGGACATCAATTTTACAATCCCTCCAGCACCAGTTTAGGAAATGACTCCATGCCCTCCCGAGGACCCGTGCAACGCGGGCCGATGTAATTGCGAGAACATCTATGATCCGCTGACGTGCGCGGGATGCCCTCCCGGTCAGCAATGCGCTCAGATCCAGCCCGGATATTGGGATGGAATTTGCGAGTGGGCACCAGCAAGCGGCAACGCAACGCTGCCTTGCGATTGCTTAGAGGAGTGCCCTGATTGTTGCTGCCAATGTCTCAAAGATCCGGACGAGGATCCGTGCAAACAGTATATTTTGCAGAGGCTGGACCCCGGAGACTACAACCCTTTTGACCCATGCGGACCGGCTAGATACGCGTGTGAAGGCAACGACGATACATTTACAAAACACGTTTACGAGTGCAATCCGTTGACGGACCCGCCAGACGGAGCGGTTATCACTAAAGAGTGTCATCGCACATGTGCAACCTGTTTGGAGTGCAACCGGATTCCAAAACTTGGATTCTCAGCTTGCTATACAGAGCTTGATCCAGATGGCACAGTCAAACTTTCTACCGGCGTTCCGCATCCCGTTTACTTCAACGATTCGCTTTGCGGAGGTAAATGCACGGACATTTGCTACGTTTATTCAGTGTGCAACACGGATCCAGCAACATTCGTTGACGATTGCATGGCGGCACCTCTTGGCACATATTGCTACGATCCGGATCCTCCAGAGGATCAATGTTCTGAGCCGGATCCCGGAGGCGCACCCGTCTGCATACCAACTGGCAGCACCGATCCGGACTGCCAATGCCCTCCCGGATCAGACCCTGCATACGTCTACAACGTCTATTTCTGTCCGGGCCTTTCGCAAATCGGATACTGCACTTTCAGATGCGATTTGGATCCGTGCTTTGGCATCATTTGTGATCCCGGATTCGAGTGCGTGGGCGGCGAATGCGTTCCGATTTAATTCCCAAAAAAACACCGCATGACAAAAATTACACCGTTCGCATTTCCAGCACTGGAGCGGATTCTAAAGCTGAAAAGATTCAGGGAAGAATTCACGCAAAGATTCCCGCAAGTCATTCCGCATCTCGACGAAAACGGGTTAATGACAGACAGGAAGGCGGCGTTTTTTGCACTGAAGCCCTTTTTGGAAGAATGGCTCCCGTGGCTTGAAACGACGTATTTCGAGTTGGAGCAACACGCGGCGATCGTGCGGCATTTTGAGGCCTCGATTGCATTTCATGCGGACTCTCGAAAAGGCACAGTGGCGACTGTTCCGCCAAAACCACAAAGTGCGCAGCAGAAGGGCGAAATGGAGTCAAAAGGCCCGCACATTTGGCGAGAGCTCCATACATTGGCGTTGCAATGGTCCGGAGACAAAGAGGACCTTCGGCAAATCATCATCCGCATCACAAACTCGATTCCATGCGGATCGTGCAAGGCTCACTGGGTTGAAATGATAACGCGCAAACCTCCAGTCGTCGAAACGGCAGAGGCGCTTTTCGCTTTAAGCGTCGAGTGGCACAACGAGGTCAACGCACGCATCGGGAAGCCGGAAATGCCGCTCGATGAGGCGCTGAAACTCTACTCTCGACAGAGTTGACAGGCGCGAAACTTTGACCATGGCAACCCGTCTAAAGCCGAATTTTAATTTGCCGGATCACCGGACGGGCGACACGTTCCGAGCGATTGACGTCACGCTCAAAATCGCCAACGAGCCAGTCGACCTAACGGGCGCGACTGTGCTTTTGCAGGTGCGTCCTGAGCCGACTTCGGCAACGGTTTCGATGGTGCTTGCAACGTCATTTCCGGACGCGGTGAATGGGGTCATGCGGATTAACGAGCAGGCCGTAACGCTCGCCAGCGGGCTTTATTACTACGATCTGCAGGTGACTCTGGCAGGCGGGTTTCGAGAAACTTATCTGACCGGAACTTGGCAAATTCTTCAGGACGTCTCCCGATGAGCACACAACCGAATCTCTCAGTCCCAGTTGACGTCACAATCGACACGCAAAAAGTCGAAATCAATTTGTCACTCGCTCGCGGACTTGTCGGCCCGAAAGGCGAGGACGGATCCGATGCAACTTTCGCGGTCGGCTCAACGATTACCGGCGAGCCGGGGACAAACGCGGAAGTCGTCAATGTAGGCGTACCGACTGCGGCAGTTCTTAATTTCACAATCCCGCGAGGGGCCACCGGCGCGACGGGTGCGACCGGCGCAACCGGTCCGACTGGGCCGACTGGCGCAACCGGGGGCGCGGCAACGATCTCGGTTGGATCGACCACAACGGGCGACCCCGGCACCAACGCGATCGTTGCAAATTCCGGAACATCGAGCGCTGCTGTTTTAGAGTTTCAAATCCCGCGCGGAGCAACTGGCGCAACGGGCGCAACCGGGGCGACCGGTGCGACGGGTTCCGCCGCAACGGTTGCGGTCGGATCCACGACAACCGGAGCGCCGGGGACGTCTGCAATCGTCACCAATTCTGGGACATCGAGTGCCGCGACATTCAACTTCACGATTCCGCGCGGGGATGTAGGAGCCACCGGTGCGCAGGGAGATTCGTTTTCGTGGGAGGGCGCGTGGAACGATACCAGCGCTTTCAACATTCGCGATGTTGTTTCGTATCTCGGATCTTCGTACGTCGCCACCACGGCCATTCCAGCGGGGCCGGGGAACCCGAACCCAACTCAAACTTCGGCGTGGAATCTGGTTGCTTCCAAAGGCGACACCGGAGCAGCGGGGCTGGACGGCGACAGGTACACAACCACAAGCTCCAGCAGTTTAACCGTTAGCAACGGGACCAAAAACCTGACCGTCGGGACCGGCCTCGCCTACATCACCGAGCAATCAATCATCATTTCCTCAACCACCGTTCCGGATACGCACATGCACGGCACGGTTGTCAGCTATAACGCGCTGACGGGGGCGCTGGTGGCTGATATAACGCAGCATGCCGGAACTGGAACGTATTCGGCATGGGCAGTTTCTCTATCCGGCGCTGTAGGCGTTCAAGGCCCCGCTGGAACTGCGGCAACGATCGCGGTGGGAACGGTCACTACTGGCGCGGCTGGAACATCGGTTGTCATCGTCAATTCCGGCACATCCAGCGCAGCGGTTTTCGATTTCACGATTCCTCGCGGCGACACTGGATCATTTGTCGGAGACGCATCCACGATCACGACCGGCACTCTTGACGATGCGCGGCTTTCGGCAAATGTCACCAAACTGGGCAATCTCTCAACGTGGGCCGGATCCACATCAATCACAACGCTCGGCACGATCACCGCAGGGACGTGGAACGGCGCCACCATCGCGCTCGCACGCGGCGGCACGGGATCGACAACGGCGGCAGGTGCCAGAACCAATCTGGGCCTTGGGAACGTCGAAAACACAGCACTCTCGACATGGGCCGGATCCGCGAACATTACCACACTCGGAACCGTTGCAACGGGAACTTGGAACGCAACGCCAATCTCTCTCGCGAAGGGCGGCACCGGAGCGACAACCGCGCCGCTTGCAAGATCCGCGCTTGGACTTGGAAACGTCGAGGACACTGCACTTTCGACATGGGGTGGATCCACGAACATCGTCACGCTTGGGACGATTGCAAACGGTGTTTGGGCCGCGACAACCATCGGGCTCGCGTACGGCGGGACCGGCGCGAACGATGCCACCGGCGCGAGAAATAATCTCGGTTTGAGCAACGTCGAAAACACGGCGCTTTCAACGTGGGCGGGGTCAATCAACATTACGACGCTGGGCACGATTTCATCCGGGACTTGGAATGGAACCACGATTGCAATCGCGCACGGCGGAACCGGAGCAGTGGACGCGGCAGGTGCCCGCACCAACCTCGGGCTTGTTATCGGGACGGATGTTCAGGCGTTTGTTTCCGCCACCAGCACAGGGACGGATGGGATTGTGCGTGCTGGCTCTCCGACGATCGCAACGCCAACGCTCAACGGCTACAGGCTTGCGGCTCGCTCAGTGTCCGCCTCCGGCTCCATCCTCGCATCGGATTCCATTATTCTAGCGAGCGCAGCAGGCGGAGGTGTTGCACTGACACTTCCACCAGCGGCGACAGTTACCGGACAGGTCTTTGAAATCAAACGCACTGACGGCTCGGTCAATTCCGTCGTCGTATCCGATCCCACTTCGAGTATCGACGGGGAGTCGGCTGCATACCTTCAAATCCAGTACACATCGTTGACACTCGCATCTAACGGCAGCGCCTATTTCGTTCTATGAGCTATTTCCCGAACCAAGGACAAACCACGTCCGACCGCTCCCAAAGCATCGTCCCAGCCAGCGATTCGCCGCAGTTCCCAACCGGCAACGTCACCAAAAAATACCGGACGAACTGCGATGCGCTCCCGCTCGCGCAGGATTGGACGACGACGCTCGGAAACGGCGATTTGCTTTTGCTCGATGGCAACTGCCAAGGCGCTTCTTACTGGGTTCTTTCAAAGTCGCCATTCAACGTTGGGACCGAGTCTGTCATTGACGGACTCCAGACATTCAAAATGCCGATCGAGGCGTCTTTCGCGCTTCATCGTTCTCAGGCGGTTCTCAATCAGGAGTTTGCGATGCAAATCGTGGATTCAGCCGCGCCGTCTGCAGCGCCGGCGGAGGTTGCAATCTCCGCACTGTCCCAGACCACCACCACGCTAACAGTCACGACGTCCGCGTCTCACGATCTGTCAGCAGGTCAGAGCGTTGGGATCTACGGGTGCGCAGATTCGCGGTTTAATTACGGAGCGTTGGTTGTCGCCAGCGTGTTGAGCGCCACGCAATTTACTGCTACTGCAGGCCCCGGTGGAAATATCCAGTCACTGACTGCATCTCCGGCGGCGCTTGGATCTCCGATGCTCTACGTTCGGCGTAGGCTCGGAGGAAGCACGGATGGGACCTCCATGATTTTCGAGAATGCAACGGCCACCAGCGCATCGTTTTACGTCCGCGCAGCAAGCGGAGATTCGGTGGCGTCCGGAACTGCCACCGGAAACCAATCGATAACAGCTGCAACTACGGCATCCGTGCAGCCAATTAACGCAGTCGGAGCATACTCGTTTTTCCCGTCGTCCAAATACAATCTCAATCTGCAGGCCGACCGTGTGCAATGGCACGACGGAGCCATTGATTCTATTGCCGCAACAACGTCCCGCGTGATCCGTGACTCGATCTGTCCGGACCCTGACAAACTGTACAAAGCGCGGATCGTTGCAACAAACAACAAGGGCCTGACCGCACCGGTTGGAAAAATCGTTTCAGCGGTAAAAACGGCATCTACATCCGCAACCGTTACGTTCGCGGCACCGCACGGATTGACTGTTGACGATTATTTGGTTGGCTACGGCGTGAGCAACCAAGCGGCAGCGGCGTTTGCAAATCTAACGACGGCGGCCAAGGTGTCATCCATCGTCTCTCCTACGGCAATCACGATCGTCTGGGGATCGAGCGGCACAGCAACCGCATACGGCGGCTATATGAGCCGTGTAAACGGCGGCGCGGCGCAAAACGGAGCAATTGCGCAGGTTTTCCAAAGCGTCTCGATTTCGAGCGGGATTTTGACCGTGACCGGAAACACGACTTGGGCAGGATTGGTCAACGGAGACTTGGTAGACATCTACGGTGTGCGCAGTTCGGTGAATGGATCCGATCTCGGAATCGATGGCGTTTACAAGGTAAAAAGTCTTGTCACATCAACCCTCACGCTGGAAACCGTGACTGGTGGGCCTTCTCCAGCCAATCTCGTTTCGACAAACTGCGGTGGAGGCGTTATCAAGCGCTCCGATTTCCGTATCTCAGCGATCCGTATTTTTGAGTACATCCGCGAGCGAGTTGAATTCGCGCCGCGCCCTTCCACCGATGCGGTTGCGGCGATTCAGGCGAACGTTGCTGGCGGATCCATTAACGCATCGACGATTGCGTCAGCAGTTCCGTCCCTAGGCGTTTCCAGTGGGAGCACAAACAGCACTCTGGCAGTCTCGATCGGATCCGGTATTTCGCAGGTCGACCACAATGCGACAGCGTTTGCAGGGCTTGGGCGGGTTGCGGGGACAGTAGTTGCATCCGCTAGGGGCGGAGCATCGGTTGTATGCGCTGAAGTTAGTGTGACAGCTCTAACGCTAGGAACTGCAACTGCAGTTTACTTTATCCTTCAAGAATCTACTGGTGGCGCAAATTACACCGACGTTTGGGTTTCAGATAGAATAACGGCATCTGGAGGTGTGTACCGTGTTCCTCCTGTCCCAATAGCTGGAAGAAGGAGATGGACATGCTTAAACATTGGAGGCACATCGACAACGGTTACAGCTACAATCACAACGATTGAACTTCCTCCGGGAGCATATGCTTTGGTTAGAGACTTCAAAGACGTAACTGGCATGACAACCGTTTTTAATAACGTCACAAGCTCTGCATCAACATTTTCCGACTTGGTCACATTGAATAATGCAACAGCGCCTTGCCTCATAGAGGGGTGCAAGCTGATTACTGCATTTTTTTCTGTAAGTGGAACGCCTACAGGAATCACAACGGCTCCTGTCGTAACATTAGAAGCATCTCTTGGAACTGGTGGTGGATGGCAAGCATTAGGCACTGTGACAGTAAATGCAGCAGGAGGTTTTGCGATAACAGCCCAGAATTTTGCTTATAGATTTGCAAGATTGCGTGTTTCCACAGCACTTGCAGCAGGCTCCGGAACTTACAACGTACAAGCCGCAACAAACATTTACGCAACCAACTAAAATGAGCATCGAACAGGCACTTTTAGCGGGACTTTCTGGAACCACTACGGCGCTGGTTTGGGCCGTGACAAAACTCTGGGCGCGGTCGGAGGAATGCGAATCCGACAGGCGCGGATTGCGAATCGAAATAGAGAAGTTGAAATCCGAACACGGACACGCGGAGGGGCGCTTGGAAATGTTCCATGCATGCCCGCAGCAGCAGTGTCCGTTCGCAGAACGAAGGAGCAAATGATATGAGAGATTCAAAAACAACCACACTAGGCATCCTCACCATCCTTTCCGCAGTCATTAACGCGGGCCTGCAGTTTCTCAAAACTGGCACGATCGGAGATGCGGCATCGGTATTTACCCAAATCAGCGCTGGCGTCGGGCTGATCGTCGCGGCGGACTCGAAAAAATGAACCTCCTACTTTGGGCGCTGCGGGCGATTGCTGCGGTTCCCAAAATCGCCGGATTCATCCATGAAATCGTTGACGCAATCGTTGAAGCGCAGAGGGAAAACGCTCATGCTGATAATCGCGATGCTATCGATGCATGGTTGCGCGACGACGTCGACGCGGGCGCTGCTGGACGAGGCCAAGACGCTGAACTTTCAGGGCCAGCAAAAACGGTTTGTGGGAAAACTCCTGCACCGGATAAACGATCTGGAGAGGGATAGAAAATGACACTGCCAGAAACAA